GATCTGCAACTGGTAAAGCACATGCAGCTGGTGCAGTTGTACAATGTTACAATCTTAATGGTATCCCATTGACAGATATCAACAAGACTCATACATCTATTGTGACACTTAATAGTCCACATAGTTATAAAGTAAAGATTACTGGTAAGAAAGCATTAACAACCATGGCTGGTGGTGGTACAACAATGAGTGCCTCTCAGAATGTTGCATGGGATGTTATAACACCATTAGTTAATAATCAGACACAACCACAGTGTAGTATTATTAGTAGAGTTAAAGGTACTCAAGCTACCTCATGTGGTCCTGATTCCGCTGGATCTAATGCTGGACTAGAGACTTCATTCGTTAAAGATACTGCATGGTCAGATGTAACAATCAATGATGAGAATTACTTCCCTGCAACTAAGGTTATTGCTAACCAACTTAATGAAGTTAATAGGATGAGTAATGTTAAATCCTTTACTATGGAGTTAGATTTTGAAACAGACGTAACTCATTTATCTCCTGTTGTTGATATAACTGCTATTGCTACATTAACATCTGCTAATATTATTAATAATATTGTACCTACTGCAGGTATTGGTGGAGAATGTGCTGCTAATTACATCACTAAAGTTGCAAGAATGAATAAGAGTGCTAGTGGACTTAAGGTTATGCTTGCTGCTAATACTTGGACACAATCTGAGATTAGACTTATGTATAAATTGATCCCTGTTGGTTATTCAGGTAATGTTGATGATCTCAATTTCGAGTTCTTTAACACCACTGGTATACCAGATAGCGGTCAGTTAGTTCCACAAAATGATTTAACTACGTTTACTGATTATGAGTACACTGTAGATGATGCTGCTGAGTTTGATGGTTTCCAAGTGAAGATCAGTCTTCTTGCTTACGAACAGCCATACATACCTAGAGTTAAGGATTTCAGAGCGATTGCTCTTGCATAAATGATTGAAGAACTTGAACTAATCCCTGTTGAAGGTCACACAACCCTCGGCAGGGATTCTTATTCTAATGCTATTTTGAATACTGATGATAGTGGATATGATGCATATAAGAAAGCTCGTGCTGATGCAAGGAATAAAAGTAGAGAAATGGAAACTTTAAAGAGTGAAGTAGCAGAACTCAAGGAGATTGTAAAAAACTTAGTCCAGAAAGCAGATAAATAGATTTAAGCTAAATAATAATTAGGATTCTTTTAGAGAATGGCTTCTGCTGTATCCAATCTACTGATTTATCAAGGTTCTGATTTCATTATCGATTTCAATATCGAGAATGATAATGGGACGGTATTTAACCTAACTGGGTATACAGTGGCTTGTAAAATAAAGAAGCATTACACAAGTAGTACGTCCACTACTGTAACTGCTGCAATTCTATCTCCCGCAACTAGTGGGCAGATTCAATTATCTCTCACAAATGGACAAACTGCCGCAATGAAGTACGGCAGGTACGTATATGATGTCGTTATTACCGCAACTTCTGGTATAAAATCCAGAGTTCTGGAAGGTTCTGTAAGCGTACTTGAGGGGGTAACCGTCTAATGGCAAGACTCAGATTTGGAGATCAATCAGTACCAAGAGTAACACGAGTAGCCACAGGTGGTGGCGGTGGTACTATTGGTGGTATGTCTGATGTTGATCTCACAGACGTATCTCAAGGTGGAATTGCGGATGGCGCAGTTCTGGTTTACGACCAAGCCAACACAAAATTTGTTCCAACAAACGTTCTCAATAACATCACTATCAACGGGGGTAGCTTCTGATGGCATCAAATATACTCATCAAAAGGAGTACTGGATCAACCGCACCAGGCACCATTACATATGGTGAATTAGCATTAACTACAGGTGCTAACGGTACACAGGCAAATGCGGGTGACCGTTTATTTGCTGGAGATAATAACGGTGCTGCTCAGGTAGTAGGTGGTAGGTTCTTCACTGACATGCTCGATCATGTTCATGGAACTGTCACTGCTTCTTCTGCGGTTCTTGTAGACAGTAACTCAAAGGTAGATACTTGGAATGTTGATGACATTAACTTAAATGCTAATGTTATTACTACTGCCACCACAGATGCTGACTTAATATTCAGAGCAAATGGTACAGGTAAACTTGTCATTGAAGATGGACAAGAATTAGAATTTGGTACTACAGGTGATGTAGAGTTTGTATTCAATGACTCTGACGCTGTTGTAGACATCAAGCGTGTAGCAGGTACCCCCGACTTGCGTATCGCTGACGATATGAAGCTTCATTTTGGTACTGATAAGGATTCTTCCGTATACTATGATGAGGCAGCTTCAGATAAGTTACAAGTAGAAGGTGCTCATTGGAACTTTGCTACAGGTGTCTTATTAAACGTTGCTGATACTACTGATGCTTCAAACGTATCAACAGCAAGTACAACATTTGAAGGTGGTATTGGTGTTGCTGCAACTGCATGGGTCAAAGACCTTAAGGTTGATGACAATACAACATTGGGTACTGCTAATACTGATATTCTTACAGTTAATGCAACTACAACGTTCCACAACGGTGTAACATTCAATGGTCAAACAACCATTACTGGTAGCACATCCCAGACTGGTTCTATTGAAATAGACAACCTTAAGATGGATGGAAATACACTTTCCACTATTAATAGTATACAAGAATTGATTATTGACCCATATCCTGCAGGTGGAGACGCTGATGGTTTGGTCATAATTAAAGGTGACCTTCAAATTGATGGTACAACAACGACTGTTAACTCTGCTTCAATGAGTGTTAACGATCCTACCATTGAATTGGGTGATCCTACTACACCTGTAACAGTTAAAACTCTTGCTACCTTTGCAGGTAACGCAACAGTTGATGTTGTGGTTGATGCTGTAGAACAGTTACAGGCTGGTGATGCAATCACTGGTACTGGTATTCCTGGTGGTACAACTATTGCTTCTATTAACGTAGGAACAAAAACACTTACATTAAGTGCAGCAATCACTGCTGACCAAGTTGTAGGTGCTACTCTAGTTACTGTCAGAGGTGCTGATGATGCAATGGATCGTGGTGTTAAAGTCCACTACAATGCATCTGGTACTAATAAGTTTGGTTTCTTTGGTTATGATCGTACAGGTGGTGGCGATGGTGCTGGTGCTTGGACTTTCATTGAGGAAGCAACCGACACAGGAACTGTTTTCGGTGTAACTGGAAACCGTGGTACTGTTCTTATCGGTGATCTTGAATTAGATTCCGACCTTGAAGTTCAGTTCGGTGGAACTGGTGCAAGCACATTTACCGCAAATGGTATCGTTTATGGTAACGCTGCAAATGCTTTGCAGGTAACTGGAGCTGCTAATATGACAAATCCTGGATCTGCTCCTGACGTAACTGAATCTTATCAGGTATTGACAGTAACTAGTGGTGGTGTTCCTGTATGGACAAACACAATAGATGGTGGAACTTTCTAAATGAACGGACAAATTGTTATTGCTACATTACAAAAAAAAGTATCTGAGTTGACCCTTGTTAATGTGATGCTGGAAGCGCAGATTCAAGATCTGCAAACTCAGTTAAATAGTATAATCGAACAAAAAACTAGTGATGCTATAACAGATGGCAACGAGAATCAAGCTCAAGAGATCGACAACAGCGACAACCGTCCCGACGACTTCTAATTTAGAAGACGGGGAAGTTGCGGTAAATATAGCCGATCAAAAACTATACGCCAGAAATGGTGCAGCAATAGTCGAAATTGCAAACCAAAAACCTAATACAGGTGAGGTTACTACTGCAATGCTTGCCACGGACATTACAAATGGTCCTGGTAGCACTTACTATGTCTCGAAGAATGGTGCTGATACTACTACATTAGGAAACTCTGGTGCTGGTGGTAAGCATCCAGATACTGCGTTTTTAACAATAACTAAAGCACTTTCTACTGCTACCTCTGGTGACAGTATTTTAGTATCTCCAGGAGAATATCAAGAAGTCTTCCCCATGACAGTTCCTGATGGGGTTACTTTACGTGGTACTAACTTACGTGCAACATCAGTTAAACCTACAAGTGGAACTCAAAGTAATACTGCTTTTAAGCTTTCAGGGGATTGTCATGTCTCCGACTTGACTATTAAAGATTTTTACTATGATAGTGGTAATGATGATGGATATGCGTTTGAACTTGTCTCTTCATTAAATTCAGATAGAAGTCCATATGTTGAAAGAGTTACTGTATCTACTAAAGGTAGTGTAACTTCTGGTTCTGATCCTTATGGTTTTTCTCAAGGAGATGCTGGACGTGGTGCTAAGTTAGATGGTGCTCAGATTAATGCTGCTTCACAACATGCTGCTGTACTCTTTAATGAATGTACTTTCATAGTTCCAAACTCTATTGGTATACTTTGTACTAATGGT